CATCATGTCCTGAAATATGAAACGTTCCCTGCGCATCGGCTTGACCTTGAAAATGGCTTGACCCTGTGCTTAGATTGCCATCAACGGGTTCACACCCAGGGAGGACTATATGGAAAGCGCCTTCTCCGAAAATGATGTCACCTTAATAACGTCTTACCTGCGGGTGGGAGCGTCGCTTTCGGACGCCTTCGATGCCCTGGCATGGCCCGCAGACCATAGAAACGCCTTTTTGACTAAATTTGCCCTGGAAATCAAACAAGCACAGGCACAGTGCCGGATACTGTGCCTGCACAACATCATGACCGAGGGCGGGCAGTCGGGAAGCCGTTTCATTTTGGAACAACAGGTCATTGCGGCGGATGGAACCGAAAAGCCCGCAGGCGTGACAACTGACTTTAGCTTGGACTTCGGAGATTTCAGCCTGTGAAGTACGAAACACGAAAACCAGCAGAATTGATCCCGTACGAAAACAACGCCAGGACGCACACGCCCGAGCAAATCGAGAAAATCGCCGCATCAATTCAGGAATTCGGGTTCATAAATCCGATCATAATCGACGCTAATAACGGGGTGATTGCCGGGCATGCCAAAAAAGCCACGGCTGATATAGGGGTTGTTGAGTTTGGCGATATTACACCGACCGTCACGCTCTAAGATAAGGAGGCACAATGCAATACCGCAAACTGAATGAATTGAAGAAGCTCCCGAACAATCCGCGCATTATTCGGGACAAGCAGTTCAAGACCTTGTGCGACTCGATACGCGACAACCCGAAGTATTTTGAGGCCCGTCCGATTATTCTGTCCAATCGCACCGGGGAAATGGTCATCATTGCCGGGAATCAGCGCTATGAGGCGGCTAAATCCCTGAAGCTGAAGGAAGTCCCTACCTTCCTGATTGAAGGACTTGACGAGGCCAAAGAACGCGAAATTATTATTCGCGACAATATCAGCAACGGGGAGTTCGACTTTGACCTGCTGGCAAATGAGTGGTCTGACCTGCCTCTGGTGGAGTGGGGGGTTGATTTGCCGGAGGATTGGCTTGTGGAAGAGAAAGCCGACCCTGCCGATGCTGAACCTCAGATGGACAAGGCCTCTGAACTCAATAAGATTTGGAAGGTTAAAACGGGCGACCTATGGCAGATCGGTTCTCACCGCCTACTATGTGGCGATTCAACGAAGGCCGAGGACGTGGAGCGGGTTATGGGGGGAGAGAAGGCGGCTCTTTGCTTGACTGACCCACCGTATGGATTGGGTGAAAAGAAGGCAAGTGGAAAGAATGACTATGATAAACACATAGACTCAAGGGCTAATTTAATAAAATTAGCTGAAGGGTGGCTACCGATAGCAAGGGCGTTATGCGCTGCTGTTGTGTTCTCTCCTGGCGTGACTAACGCATGGATATATCCTGAAGCCGATTGGATGATGTGTTGGTTTTATGGCGGCGGACAGCTCCGCTCATCGTGGGGTTTTAATTGCTGGCAGCCGTTCCTGTGTTATGGGAAAGATCCGAGTTTGGCAAGCGGCAATGGCGGAAGGCCTGATGCTGTTGATATGAACACGCCCGCTAACGCTGGCGACATAGATCACCCATGCCCGAAACCGACGAAGCTATGGGATTGGTTTCTTAACCGGCTATCATTCAAAACCACAGATATTGTCTACGACCCCTTTCTTGGCTCCGGCACGACAATGGTCGCTTGTCAGAACCTAAACCGCAAATGCCGTGGAATAGAAATCAGCCCCGACTATTGCGCGGTAATTTTGCAAAGGATGCTTGATGCGTTTCCTGGGATTGAGATTAATAAAATCAAATAAACAAGCAACAGCCTCGATGTCCGGGAGGTTGAAATGCTAACCCCAAAACAAGAACGATTCGTTCAACTGGTCGTAGGTGGGGCCACCTACTCCGACGCCTACCGGGGGGCGTTTGACGTCGAAAATATGAGTGATCCAGCTATCAACACCGAAGCTTCCCGCCTCGCAAACAACCCTAAGATTTCCCCCAGAATAAAGGCCCTCCAAGAATCCGCCGCAGAGGCTGCCACCATCGCTGCTCTATGGTCCCTAGAATTGTCGATAAAAACCAAGCGCCAAGCGTTGAAAATCGGCATCGACAAAGGTGATAGCCGGGCGATTATCCAGGCCAGTGAATCACTAGACAAACTATGCGGACTTGAGCCAGCCCGAAAAGTCGATATAACATCCAGTGACGGCACCATGACGCCCCGGTGCATGTATGCCGAAATAATCGCCCAGTTGGTCAGTAATGACACCAAACCACCGACAGACGATTAGTCGCCTAGACCTGACCGCCCGCGCCCTATTCCAGGACGCCAAGGGTGGCCAGATGATTTTCGCACCTCACCACCTCGCAATTGCCGCAGCCCTGCAATCTGTCGCAACCGGGGCCATCCGCCGCCTGATAATCAACATGCCGCCCCGGTCCGGTAAAACGTTACTAGTCTCGCAAATGTTCCCCGCCTGGGTGATGGGCATGAATCCACGGGCAGAATTTATCCTCACCTCGTATTCGGCCACCCTGGCAACCAACAACACCTACGTCGTCCGGGAGTTGATGCGGGGCGGGATGTACCAATACCTATTTGGCGAAAACGGCGCACAAGTGGCGCAGGACTCCAAAGCCCGGCACTTTTTTAAGACTGTCTCCGGAGGCCAGATGTACGCCGTCGGCACAGGCGGCACCATTACCGGGTTCGGGGCGGGCAAGATGTCCGGGGAACCGTTCGGGGGGTGCATCCTGATTGACGACCCGGCCAAGCCCGATGAAGCACAATCCGAGATAATGCGGCAGGGGGTCATTGACTGGTACCGCAACACCCTGCAATCACGCACGAACAGCCCGGAAACGCCCATTGTCCTGGTATCCCAGCGGCTGCATGAAGACGACCTCGCAGGCTGGCTTCTGGGCGGTGGCACGGGCGAAAAGTGGGAATTACTCAAAGTCCCGGCTATCACTTCGGCGGGCGAGTCGTTTTGGCCGGACAAGTTCCCGCTCGAGCACCTGACGCGGATGGCCGAGTCGATGCCGTACATGTTCGCCGGGCAGTACCAGCAAGATCCTGCACCCAGGGAGGGCGCACTTTTCCGCCCCGGCAAAATCGACATCATCGATGCCGTCCCCGCAGATATCGTATGGGTCCGGGGATGGGACTTGGCAGCGACCAAGAACGACGGCGACTGGACCGTCGGGGCCAAGTTAGGGGTCAAGGACGGGGTCACATACATTGTCGACCTACAGCGCATCCAGGGAGGGCCCGAGGATGTCGAGCGGTTGATAGTGCAGACCGCCCAACTCGACGGGTGCAAGCAGTCGATACCCCAGGACCCCGGCCAAGCCGGCGTCGCGCAGATGAACTACCTATCCAAAAAATTGCAGGGCCTTTCGTTTTCGTTCAGTCGGGAAACAGGCGACAAGGCCACCCGGGCAGAACCGTTCGCCGCCCAGGTCAACGTGGGGAACGTGCGCATGGTCAAGGCCCCGTGGAACGATGCGTTGTTGAATGAATTCCGGGTCTTTCCATATGGCCGCCATGATGACGTTGTTGACGCATGCTCAAGGGCGTATAATGAATTGGGGAAAACGTGGGACTACAGGGGGCTTTTATGATCGCAAACATCAAGGACGGTCTAATCAATGTCCTGAATCACCTCGCAAACAACCGGGCAGCCACCAGGGCCAACGTCATTTATGCCACCAGGGTTCCGATGGCGACCCTGCGGGAGATGTCGAAAACCGGGGTTTGCTCAAAAATCGTCAGAATCAAGGTGGCGGGGGCATTGAAAGACACGCTCCAGTTCGAAACACCCGAGGCAGAAGCGATCTACACCAAGCGAATCGAATCCGTGGTCATGGACGCCGCCCGGTCAATGCTCTGTTTTGGTCGTGGGGTAATCCTGATTGCAGATAACACCGGGGAACCGCACAAGCCCCGCACCGGGGCAGTGGACTTGGACCGGGTGCGATTGGTGGCCTTTTCGGGTGACGAGGTGATCGGGCAGATGCCAGACACAGACTTAATGTCCGAGCGGTACATGAAGCCGCAACTCTACCAGATCAACGGAATATCCTTTCATCATTCCCGGATTATTGATTTTACCTACGTCAAACCAACGACGATTGACGCGCCACATTACTCCTACGGCGGCATCAGCGAGCTGGAGCTAATCCATGACCAAGTCGTCAATGATCAAGTTGTGGAGCGGGCGTCTGGCACGATTATTGACAAGAATTCCACCTTTTTTCACAAAATCAAGGGGTTCAAGGAGGCTCTCGCAGCGAAACAGGACCGGGAATTGATCCAATACATGACCGAGTTGGCCAACAACCGCTCAATTTTCGGTGACGGGGTCATGGATGCGGAAGACGATGTCGTCGCAGTCACCCAGTCGCTGACTGATTTGGCCGAGGTGTCACGAATCACGCTGCAACGCCTCGCTATGGTCTGCGGCATCCCCGTCCCCATGCTGGTCGGCCAATCGGTGGAAGGGTTGAATTCCGCCGGGGACCAGGAAAG